TTACGCATGGCTCGCCTCCTGTGGCTCGTCGCGCTTGGTGCCAGGAGGGACGGCGCGATTTTCACCGGAGCGATGACGGAACGGCCGATAGTTTCCGAGCTTGGTACGGGAGGCATACTGGCCGTCCTCGTAGCCAAGCGGTTTGCCGGCCGCCGTCAGCACCGGCTCAATCGGCTCGACTTCAGGAGCCACCGAAGGCACGACCACAACTGGCGTCGGCATGGCGGTGTGAGGCGGGCTCGCCGGGGGACCGCCAAGCAACGCCTGACGCCGCTGGTTTACCGCCTCCGCCGCAGCGCGCACCGGGTCGTCCTCGGTGTGCACGTACTTCATGAACATGGTCACCGTCTTGTGAGCGGTGAGCGCCATGCCGACCTTCACCGGGACGCCGGAGTTGGCAATGTCGGTCGCCGAGCGATGGCGGATGCCATGCGTTCCGATATGCGGGAGCCCGGCACGTTCAAGGATGCGCCGCCAGCCCTGGTAATAGGTGTGCTTCGACATCGGCAGGCTGGGATCGAATACGGACGGGCAGACGAACGGTGACTCCTCAAGGAGCGGTGCGGTCTCGAAGAGCCGCTGCGCTTCGGCGCTCATGGGCTTGGACATGCCGCCGGTCTTGCTGTCAGGCCATACCACGCGCCGGTTGTCGTAATCGACCCACGACCATTCGAGTTGGAGGATCTCCGACATGCGCGCGGCGAATTCGAACTGCAGCCGGATCGCGAGGAGGATGAAGGGATGCTCAAGACCCTCCGCCTCGGCGCGCGCGAGGTACGCGAAGAGCCTCTTCATCTCGCTGTCGGTGATCAGACGGGTCTTTCCCCGTTCCGGGAACTTCGGGACGTGGCGGCAGGGGTTGGAGCCATCGGGGCGCATACCCCAGACCTCGGCCATGTTGAACATTTTCCGCACGGCCGCGAGGACGCGGTTTGCGTTAGTTGGCTTCTTCGCCATCTTCTTCATCAGGTCCGAGATGTCGGCGCGGGTGACGTCGGGCACCTTCAGTTGGCCGAGCACCGGGATGATGTAGCGTTTGCCGTAACCGCGGTTCGACTCGACGGTGGAAGGCTTGTTGCGGCTCTCCGAATAGTCGGTGATGAACCGGTCGAACAGTTCTTTGACCGTGGGCGCCTGCCGCGCTGTGGCTCGCTCGGCGCTGGGATCGACACCGCGGCGAACCTCGGCCAACCAGTCTTGCGCGATCCCGCGGGCCTGCTCGACGGTGATCTCCCCATAGCGGCCGATAGCGGGCTTTCGGCGCTGTCCGTTGTGGGCGACATAGGCCACCATGAAAATCTTGCGGCCGGCCGGGGTGACCTTGACAAGGAACCCCGGTATCGTCGTATCCCGGAGTTCGTAATCGCGCTCCTGCGGGCTTGCGGCGTCGACAGCGGTCTTGGTGAGTTTGATTTTGGGCATTCCTAACCTCCGATGAGGCCGGTTTTCAGGTGCAATATAGGTGCACCTAGAAAGCCAACCGTGGCGTACATCCGGTTAGGTATGGGTGACTCGATATCCGAAAAAAGCTAGTGCTGACAGTCGGTTATCGGGAAAACGGATACCCCCGGATACACAAAGGATAGGGCATCTGGGGTCTCTCAAAATCGAGTTTCGAAAGAAGTGCTGGTTCGACTCCGGCATGGGGCACCACTCATAAAATTCGCCGTTGATTTTCCTTGCGAATTTACCAATTTTTGCCCCACATTTAATTACCTCAAAAGGCGTGGGACAAAAATGAGCCACTTTTGTTCTTCGGCTCAGGTCGGCAGCAGCTTGTTTATTGCGCCTGCAGCGATCTTTTTCCGCCGTGCCTTCTTGGTGTAGCGCGTGGTCTGATTCTTCGTCGTCCAGCCGAAAATGGCCATCAGCTCTTCGTCAGTCGCGCCGTTCTCCGCTGCGATCGTAGCGCCGGCTTTACGTAGGCCGTGGGTTGTGCAGTGAAAGAGCTTCGCCTCGTTGCACCAGTCCCGCATCTTGTTTCCCAAGCCTTTAGTCGTGAAAGGCTTGCCGAACTCGTTGACGAGGAACGTCATGTTTCCGAGCGGGCTTTCGTCGATGGTCGTCTGCAGTACCGACAGCACCGGGATCTCGACCGTGACGTTGCTGGTTTTCTTCGTCTTCTCCGGGCGGATGGTGAGAACGCCGTCGCGGATATGCTGCCGGCCAAGAATGGCGAGGTTGTTCAGCCGCAGCCCGGTATAGAGCGCCAGGTGCAGCATCAGCCTTGCCTTGCTGCCGGCCGGGTGCGCTGCCTCATACTGCCGAACCTCCTCGACAGTCCATGTGTGGAAGCCGTCGCCGGAATAGAGCAGCTTGATTTTTGAAGCGGGATTGCTTTGCACGTCTTCGATATCGTTCTCGATCGCCCACGAGTACATTGCCGATATGGCGCGCACGATTTCATTCTGCGCGCCTGGCGTCTCCCGCAGCGCATCGCGCATTTCCAGGACATGACGGCGCATCATATCCTTGTAGGGCAACTCTCCGCAGCGCTTCTCGCCATACTTATAGTCGCAAACATCCTCAAGAATGGTCGACCGCCTCGCCAAAAGCGTGTCGTTGATCTTGCCTTTGATGCGCCGCTTATATTCTTCCAGTAGCCAATCGACGGTTCCGGCCGCATGTTTGCGGTTGAGGATCGGCGGCGCCGGCTTCGCGCCTTCCGGCTCGTAGGGGACGCCGAGACGCGCGCAAGCGACCTCTTTGTCAAAGGCTTCTGTGCCCGGCGTCTCGCGCAGGCGGACCTTGCTCTTTCCCGGCGCGCGAAAATAGTAACGCGCCTCGCGGCTGCGCCAGTCACGATCGAGGCTAACGCCTTTGGGCAGTTTATCGTTGAGCTTTTTTGGCATTGTCGAAAGCATTGCCCGCTACGAAGGTTGCGTCAAGCTCATCCTGCTCGCCGCCCTTGTGAGGAAGTTTCTTGAAAGCGTCGATCAGTTCGCCAACGTCATAGACCAGCCTTTCGCCAATCATACGAGGTTTGGGCATCGTTCCGATGTCGACGGCCTTGTCAAAGAGGCTTGTACCGATACCCACGAGGGCGGCCGCCTGTTCACGGCTGATACCGATCGGCGGCAGGGATGACGGCAGGATTTCAGCGCGGAGAGCTTTCATGAGACCCCCGCACAACGAACGAACTTCGGCTTGCCGTCCTCGACTTCGAAGCGGAACGGGATCGGATCGGACCAATACCAGATGTCGACACCGTAGCTTCCCGGCTCCAATGGCGTGTTCCTCGCCAAATCCTCCGGGCTACCTGCCTTCACCAACTCGTCGATGCTGTCGTGCATGTCCAAGTCGTCGCCGTCTGCCAGTCGAAAATGTGTGGCATCGGCCGGATACGGCTCCGGAAAATCATAGCCGCCATCGTCGCCAATCCACATTTCAAAGGTGCCGTAGACGCGGGTTGCGCCAAACTGGACGACCTGGCCGGGTTCGAGGGGTCGACGGCACGAAGCCTCTTCCTCGTCCTGCTCATGTTCGTCAGCCAACATCAGCCAGCCGGTCGGGCCACCGGCAAAGACGATGTCGGCGGGATCGTCGGCCAGCACCGGCACCACTTCATCGAGCCAATCAAAGGGGCAATATTTGGTTCCTTCGAATTCCTTCAGCATCGGCCGGCCTCCCGCAGATAGGCCGCGTGATAGGAGACTCGGGGTAGCGAGATGCTGCGCAGGATGGAGCCGCCCAATTCGCCGGCCGAATAGGCGCGCGTGATGACGATCCGGTCGGCCGCTATGCGCGTGCCTGGCCGCAACTGCGTTTCAGGCTTGGGTGCGGGTTTCCGGCTTAACATGATTTCGCGCTCGATTGCGATCATGTCGAGATTGGCGAAGCGCTGGCGAACTGTGCCGACCTGCACCTGGTAGCGCGCGGCAATGGTGTGGCGATCCATGCCGGCTAAGAGATGTTCGATAAGCTTTTCACGGTCGGGCAGCTTTTGATTGTGTCTGGCCATGTCAGTTCCCTCCGGCGACGACGGGCCGGCCGATGCTCGATGCGGCGTGCCACGTCTTGGCGATGTTGTTGGCGGCGACCAGCAGCGAGGCCGACGAAGCGGCCACGCAAGCAGCGATCAGGACGCGGCCGGCAAGCGAGCGGCGTCGATACGGGATGCGCAAGGGGGTGAAATGGTTCATGGCTTAGGCTGCGCAGTCGATGTTACGAGCGCGCAGCTCGGCAGCGATATGCGGAATATTCCGAACATAGCTTTCGCGGCTGATGCCAAGGGCCAGAATCTGATTTTCCGTCATCGATCCGCGCTCGACGGTGGCGTTGACGACAAGCTTGATATCGATCTGGTCGGCAGCTGAAATCTTGGACTTGGACATGTGAAGGCTCCGGTTTCTATCGGCCTGATACGAGTCCCTTGCCTCGGCGGCCGAATGTGCCAAGGTGCAAGGGTGGGTTGAGTGGGGGTACAAATGAAAAGACTGTTTTGTGCGGTCGCGATTTTCGTGTCGCTTGCCGGCGGTACGCATGCCGATGAAAGGCAGGACGCCATTGAGACGCTCGCGCGTGTGCTGGCGTTTCAGAAGTTGTGCCCGCGCATTGAACTCGACCTCTATGGGCCAGTGGTGCCGCTCGTAGCCAGCTACGGCATCAACCTTGACGTCGATCAAGATCGACGAGAGGTTTTTGCGGAGGCACGGCGGCAGGAAGCGCCATGGGCCGGAAAAACCGAGCAAGCCATCTGCTCGACCGCACTGACCTTGTATGGGCCGAACGGCAAAAATGAGCGCGGACTTCTCAAAGAGAAATAACAACTGACGTCTCCTTTTCCCTGCGACCGCGATGCCGCCACCCATGAGGAAGGGTGGCGGCACCTTTCGCGGTATCCGGGATGGGAGGAGGAGGTCACCGGATGCATTCAAGGCTAATGCGGGACATATCCCCTCGTCAAGTTAAAAAAAGGGATATGTCCCTCATTGGGGCGAAGAGCATCAAAAAGCCCGCGACGCGGCGGGCTGTTGAAGTGCGGGATATATGACCGAGTTTGGCTAAACTGGAATGATGATTCGCTCCACTCTTCCAACAACTGTCGTGTCGGGAGTGATGGGAAGAGCCTCGTATGAACGATCTGTCGAAACCGGTTCAAGCCTGTCGGGATTGGCCATGAACTGCTTAAAAGTCGCTTCTTCGTTCTGGCGAAATACATAGTATGCTCGCGACACTAGCTCTCTATCATCTGCGTTGACAATGATGGTCGAACCTTCAGGCGCAATGAGATTCATTGATTCGCCTCTAACCGTCAGAGCAAAGTGTGTTCCTGCGCGCAGTCCATCGGCAACGACTTTTTCATGGTCGCCGTTGTCCCAATGGGCCGGAGCTTCTGAGAAATGGCCTGCTGCCACCCATGATATGTGGGGGATTTCCTTGGCCTTTGGGAGTTCTGCGTTCTCGCCGAAGGCAAGCCAACCAGCAGACACTCTCAACGCTCGCGCGACCTGTTGTAATGTGTCGATACGTGGCAACGCTGCCTTCGGCCCCTTCCAGTCTCGTATAAGATCAGGGCCGAATCCAGCAGCAAGAGAAACCGCGCGAACTGACATTTTCAGCTCTTTCGCCCGCTTCTCTACTCGCGCAATGATGTCTTTTTTCACGACTTCGCTCATGAGGGAATTATCCCTTATTTAGAGCAATGAGCGCAGAGGGACATTTCCCGTTGACATATAGGGGATATGTCCCTCATATTCCGCGTCATGGAGCAGATCGCACATCTTTTAAAGCTCGTTGAGGGGTTTTGTTTCTCGACCAAGATCGCGGAAGCGACATTGTCGAACCGTATATTCATGGATGGGAAACGGCTAACCGCCATTCGTGCTGGGTCTGATGTCGGCGTTCGTCGCATCGGTCGGGCTATTACTTGGCTTAGCGACAATTGGCCGACGGATGTTGATTGGCCCGCAGAGGTGCCTCGCCCATCCCGCATTCCAGAGGCCGCTGAATGAACGGCGGCTCTCCACTGGCTCTTTCGCCCCTGCCCGACTGGTTGCCTCTCTCATGCGGTCCCCCGTGATCTGCTGACGGTCTGACTTTTCACATTTCGAACCCATTCCCACCACGGGAAAAGCCGCCCGGATTTCCCGGCGCGGGAAAGGATTTTGCATGTCTTCCGATGCCTGGTTCCACCGCGTCAAAGCCGCACAACGCGACCTTATCAAGCTGGTCGGCGGCATCGAGCGCGCGGCCGAAGTCTCTTCCGTGTCCGCAAGCCATATCGGCCGCATGAACAACGGACGCGACACCGATCTTATGCCGCTATCTGTCGTCTACGCGCTTGAATCGGAATGCGGCGTTCCCGTCGTCACGCAGGCCATGGCCGAGCTGAACGGCCGGCGTCTCTCCGACCCTGAGACCGACCGCGTGGCGAACGTCAACGTTCTCAGCTCCTATTCCGACGTTCTGCAGAAGGCGGCGGCGCTGATGGCAACCGGCGCGGCCGCGATGGCGGATGCCTATGTGACGCCGGCCGAAGCATACTCGATGGACCGGCACGCGGCCGATATCGAGCGCGGTCTTTCCGCCTTCCGCCAGGCGCTTGCCATCGTCATTGCAACCGGCGGCGCGAAAGCGGGCCTTCATGTCGTGGGCGGCTCCGAATGATGGCGGCTTTCACCTTCGATACTGATCCGCCCATTGGTGGAGTTGCACGCGCCCTTTTGCGGCGCGTTTTCCATTCCCGGCCTGAACCGGTCCAGATCAACGAACTAGACTTGCCGGCCGCATCGGCCTGCGTGCGAGCCGGAATGCTCTGCTTCGTCGGCGTTCCCGGCGGCTATGTCGTGACGTTCAAGGGCGAAGCCTACCTCGACCGACTTAGGAGGTGCGAGTGATGGCGCGCGCTCCAACATCTGGCGAAAGGGCGGTACGCATCATCACAACGGCGGTCGCCGAAGGTGTGTATGTCGAATCCGCAGTCGGCGACCGCAACGCATGCGCTCGCCTCAATGGCAAGGGACTGCTCCAGCGGGACAAGAAAGATGCGGCACGCTGGTATCCAACAGAGTTAGCAGTCAAGAAATATCGCACGTTGGAGACAGTCGTTGAGCCTGAGCTGGGGCCGTCGATAGGGCGCATTGCTGTCTGGCGTAGCATTGTAAGCATTGAGGTCGGAACACGTCTGCGTCTCGCAGATCAAGCCAAGGTCGATGCGCTCAAGCCATCCTTCCTCGAAATCGGTCAGCAAACGCCGATCACGGTTCAAGGGCAGGAAGGCGACGAGCGCGTCAATCTATCTGCGGGGCTGCATCGCCTGCAGACCGCAAAGCAGCTTGGATGGGACAAGGTGCTTTGCTTCCACCAGCCCTTTGACGACCTTGACCGTGAACTTTGGGAGATCGACGAAAACCTATGCCGTGCCGAACTGACGGCGGCTGATCGGGCGCTCTTCATCGCGCGGCGCAAGGAAATCTATCTCGAAAAGCACCCGGAGACGGCACAGCACGTTTCAGGTGGTCGCGCTCGCCAAAACGCAGCAAGCGACAAGTTGTCGTTTGCTGAATCGACCGCTCAAGCGACAGGTCAGGATAAGCGGACCATCCAGCGGGACGCATCGCGCGGCGAAAAGATCGTCGACATGGCATTGCACCGTGTGCGCGGTTCCCGCCTCGACAATGGCACGTTCCTCGACCGGCTCAAGCAGGTTCCGCAGGACAAGCAGGTGCTTTACGTCGATGCGGCACTTGCCGAAGAAAAACGCAAGGCTGCGGACGCGAAGGAAAACCGCACCAAACGCCTGCAGCATTCCCGCATGATCCGCACGGCGGTCATCAATCACATTGCCGAACAGGGCAAGCGGGTGGCCGGTGAAATGCCACGTGCCGCCTATGCCGTTGGGTATTGCGATGTGCCGTGGCAGCAGGAGGCATGGAGCGACGAGACAGGGCAGGACAAGGGGTTGCCTTATCCTGCAATGACGGTTGACGAGTTGATGGCGCTTTGCGCTGGCGACCGCAGCCCGTTCACGCAAGACGCCATACTCTATTTCTGGACGACGACGAACCGGCTCGACGATGCGCTGAGGATCATCAAGGCGTGGGGCTTCACCTACGTCAGCATGATCACGTGGGACAAGGTCAACATCGGCATGGGCCGATGGGTGCGCGACAGAACCGAACATCTGATCATCTGCAAGCGCGGCAACTTCCCCGGTATCGACCTCTACACGGCAAAGCCGGAAAGCCTGTATAGCGAGGTGAAGACCGAGCATAGCCGCAAGCCAGTCTGGTTCGCCGAAGAAATCGAGCGGCTATATCCCGACATGCGCAAGCTGGAGCTTTTCCAGCGCAAGGAGAGCCTGCAGCCGGGGGATATCCGGCTCAATGGCAAGTGGGAGTTTTGGGGCAACCAGGCGGGCGCCCCTGAAGGCGGTGCGGCATGAACGTTGCGGCACGAAGCGAACGCCAGCGCCAAAAGGATATCCTGAATAATTTATGGGATATCCACGTCCAACTCGAGGCCGATGTTTGGGAAATCGAGACGCGGGGCGATTTTACCGCACTCGTCGCGCGGCGCTCAAGCGGGCAAGAGGTCGAAATCTGCCGTTTCAGCCGGCGCGCACTCCCTGACGAAATCAGGCTGATTGCAGGCGGCGTGCGAAACCTTTGCGTGTCGCTCGACCTGATACAGCGAGCCGCCGCCCGCGTTCGCCAACTCGAAAGCGAGGTGCAGCAACTGCAAAAGCAGCTGGCCGACAAGCCGAAAGACTACGCAGCCAATGCGGCGATCCTCTGCCAAGGGGAACTGTTTCACCGGTTCCTCGAAGTCAAGAGCGATGGCGAAGTGATTGCCGACAAGCAGGCCGCCGATGCTCGCATGAAAGAGCTGCTGACGATCAAATCCAAGAAAGAAATCAACAACGACGAACGCGCGCGGGAGGCTTTCCTCTCGCTACGTGCCGAGTTCGAACTATGGAAACGAGGTGCGGAATGATGTCCGGGCTATTGCCAATCGTCGAGCAGCTTGCGGACTGCAAGACCCATGCGGAGCGGGCCGAGTGGCTGCTTTGCTCCCCCATGCAAGTGCTGGACCGCGAGAACGGCTCCATTCGGCTGATTCTGCGTGAGGCTGGCTTCCTTGCGGGTGTCGATTACCTCGATGCGGAAATGGCGGCCATGCGGTCGGTTCGCGTGGCGAACGGGAGCCGGACTGAAAGTGTCCGTTTCATGGTCGCCAAGGCAGCCATGCACATGCGCGAACATGCGGGGATGCCACTCGCAAGTGTGGCCTCGCTCCTTTTCGAAGAGCCGGCGATCATGCTCAATTCGCCTCCCTGCGTGCACTTCACGAAGCCGAAGGAGGTGTGACATGGCGACACCTGTCCACTTCCACGGCGCAAACATGCTGCTCGGCCCGCCGAAGGGTTCCGAAAATGTCGGCGAGCTTCACACCTATACGAACGGCCGCTGCTCTGTGTCCTGCTGGGAGTTTTCGCCGGAAGAGCTGGCCGAAATCGTCCGCACCGGCCGCGTCTTCGTCTCCATTTTCTCCGGCCAATCGCAGCCGCCGGTCCATGTCGGCAGCGAGGATGGCGTGCGCGATGTCGTCGTGGACTTCGGCGGTGTTTGGAGGCGCGCATGACGAAGCACTTCAAGCCGCCGGCAATCCCGCATTCCTTCGGCCTCGACAATCGGATGACCGTCGTTCTGTTCGCCGGCATGGGCGGCGGCTGTGACGGGCTGGAACAGGCCGGGTTTCATGTCCATCTCGCGATCAATCACGATCCCGTTGCGATCGCCGTACACGAAAAGCGCCATCCGCATACGAAGCACCTGCGTTGCGACGTGTTCGAGGTGGACCCACGGCATGCCACGCAGGGGCGCGGCGTTCGCGTCCTGCACGCCTCGCCGGACTGCACGCATTTCTCCGTCGCCAAGGGCGGAAAGCCGGTTTCGAAGCGGCGGCGCTCGCTGGCGTGGGTTGTGTGCCGTTGGGCCGGCACCGTGCGGCCTGAGACGATCACGCTCGAAAACGTGCCTGAAATCCAGACGTGGGGCGGGTTGATCGCCAAGCGCTGCCCCAAGACCGGTCGCGTGATGAGGCTCGACGGCTCGGTTGCAGCCAAGGGCGAGCGTGTGCCGGTGCAAGAGCAGTGGCTCATTCCGGACCCGAAGAAGAAGGGGCGCATCTGGCGCGCGTGGCTAAACCATATGCAGCGTCTCGGCTACAACTTCGAAGGCAAGGTGCTGGTATGCGCAGACTACGGCATACATACCATCCGCAAGCGCTATTTCGGCGTGGCGCAGTCGGATGGTTCGGCCATCATTTGGCCTGCCCGCACCCATGCGCCTCGAAAGCTCGCCAGAAAGCTCGGGCTTCGGCCTTGGCTTGGCATTCATGAAAAGATCGATTGGAGCATTCCGGTAAAGTCCATCTTCAACCGGAAGAAGCCGCTAGCCGATGCCACAATGCGGCGAACGGCGCGCGGCGTCATGCGGTATGTGATCGACGCTGCGAAGCCCTTTATCGTGCCAATCACCCACACCAAGGGTTGGGGCAACCCTCGAACCGTCAACGACCCCCTATGCGCCCTCACGACGGCCAAGGGCGGCGAACTCATGATTGCGGTCCCAAGCATCACGAAGTTTCGCACCGGCTCTGTCGGGGCGGATATCCTCGACCCGTTGCCCGCCTTCACAGCGAACGGCTTTCATATCCGACCGGGTTGCGCGGTTCCTCTTGGCATCATGTCAGCAAGTCTGCAGCGCCAATTCGGCGAAAGCGATGGCGTCGATATCGAGGAGCCGGCGCCAGCCTTCACGGCGGGCGGACAAGGACATACTGCCCTCGTCTCGGCTTTCCTTGCGCAGCACAATGACGGTCCACGCGTCGGCCTGAGTGCACGCTCTGCCGAGGAACCCGTTTCTGCGCTGACCACAAGCGGTTCGCAACAGGGCATCGTTGCAGCGTCTATGCTCTCCCTGCGCGGGACCAACAAACATGGCCGTGACGCAACGGAACCCGGCGCAACGGTGATGGCCGGCGGCAACCATGCCGGTCTTATCTTGGCGTTTCTGCAGGCCTACTACAGCGGCAATGGCGGCTACGAACAGGGACTGTCCGACCCTATCGGCGCGATGACGCAGAAGGCCCGTCATGGCCTTGTGACCGTCAATGTGCGGGGGCATGACTATGTCATCACCGATATAGGGATGCGTATGCTCGAACCGGAGGAAGGTGCAGGCTCGCACGGCTTCCCGACTGGTTGCTTCCCTGAAACCATTTTCGTCGACGGCAAAGAGCGCCGGCTGACGAAGACGGAAAAGTATCACCTGGTCGGCAATAGCGTGCCGCCGCGCATGGTGCAGTTGCTGGCCGAATGCAATGTCCGCCGCGAATTTGCGGAGGCGGCGGAATGAGCCATGACGCCACCAATTGGGCGATCAAGCAGCGTGGGATAAAACCCGCGTTGAAAATCGTCCTTTGGCATCTCTGCGATTGCTACAATCCTGAATATGGCGCGTTTCCGTCGCAAGAGTACCTGTCGGAAAACTGCGAGGTGCCGCGATCCACGCTGAATGTCTATCTCGGCGAACTTGAGAGGGCCGGTCTGATCGCGCGCGAACAGCGGCGGGAGGCGGGTTCGAAACGACAGGAACGGACGCGTTACTACTTCCCCTTCGAGGCCGTATTCGCTTCCAAGCAGGATAAAAACCCATGTCCAGAAACTGGACACGGCCTTGCGGAAGCCGAGTCCAGCCTTGAGCCGCAGCCGTGTCCAGAAATCACCGAAAGCCGAGTCCAGAATCTGGACAGTAACCTTGTAAAGGAACCAGTAAGAGAACCCGTAAATTTGAGAGAGGGCGTGCGCGAGCTTTCGAAGGAAGAGCGCAAGGCAATCGAGAACCGGTTCTGGCGGCTGGTGAAGGACTGGCCGCAAACTGAGGGCATGCCGAAGAACGGATGGCTGCGGGAATGGTTCGCTCTGACCGACGATGAGCGGGACACGGCCGAACGACGCAAGCCGGTCTGGCTGGCGAAGCTGAGAGAGCAACGCAAGTCGCATATCCCTGCCCCATCCACCTACTTTCGGGAAAAGCTCTTCAACGAGGTTAGCGACCCGCAGGCGGCGCCAAAGCCCACGCATGCGGCTGCTGCGCCCTATGGCAAGCTTTGGGGAGCTGCGCGCCTCGCCGACCTACTGAGAGCGCCTTACGGGCAGATTGCCGCACTTACGATTTCGGAACGTGGCCTGGTTGCGCAAGGCAAGGCAGACGAAGCCGAACTGATGCGCGACAAGGTGCGGAAGACTGGCTGGTCGGTCGTCAACCGCATGCACGAAAAGGCTCGCAGCGGTCAGCCGTCCGTCTGCCAGACGCTTTACGAAGACGTTGCCTCGGGCTTTGTCGCCGTGATGCGGGATGGCGATATCTGGCAGGCATGGGCACGCGAGCATGAGCGGCGCGGCTGGCCATGGATCGACGATACACGACCGGCGGAACGCGCTTACTTCCCTCCCCTCAACCTCGACCTTCCGTTTGACGAGGCGGTGCGTGCCGCACTCGACGACTTTGCAGGCGCCATCGCCGATATCCAGAAAGGCAAATCCCATGATGCAGCTTAACGGCAGTCCTTTTGCTGGTTTGGTTTCGGACAAGGGTATCCAGCAACTCGACCGCATCGCGCGCGAGGAAGCGAATCGCGTCGAGTGCATCGAGGCCGCGAGCCAGCGAACCGCCGATCTGTTTCCAAGGGATGCGACATGGCTGGTGCTGCAAGTACAGTCTGGACGTGAACAGGCTGTGGAAAAAGCTATGCTCGATTGCGGCATCGAAGCATGCGCACCCATGTGTTTGGGACCGAAGCGCAGACGTCATCACAAGGAACTGCCGCCATCCGAACAGGTCGTTTTCGTTTGTTACGTGTTCGTGCGTTGTGTTCCATCTGCCTATGCGCTGCAGGCGCTGGCCCGCTTTGAGCACGTTCGCGGCGTGGTCGGCGGCTGGCTCCATCCCTATCGTGTCGCGAATGAAACTCTAAGCTCATTCAAAGAGTTGGCAGCAAGCGGCGTCTATGATTGGGAGACGAAGGTTGACGCTATTCCTGTCGGTAGCAAGGTCCGCGTGAAAGAGGGACCATTCATAGACTTCGCTGGTGAGGTTGTGGCATTCGGTGGCAAAGGAAAGGGTACGCCAGTCGTCGAACTGGAATTGTTTGGACGCAAGACGCCGATGCTTATGCCTATTGCAATGCTGTCCCGTTTGTGACAGCTAATTGCACCAATGGTTGATCCGGTTCTTAGTGACCTTCGCTCTCGCGCCCGGACCCCGCCCTGACAGCCTCGCAAGTTGAGGCACCGATTCAGGGTCAATGCGTAAGCTATGACTTGATGACAGGCGACCGAAAGGTCGCCTTTGTTGTTTCTATCTTAGAGTAATGGCTGACCAACGATCATCGGATGCTGCCGCTTGGCGCGGCTGGTACTCTCTCGCGGCATGGCGGGGCAAGCACGGCCGGCGGGCCATGCAGCTAAAGGCAGAGCCGATCTGCCGCATGTGCAGACTGCAAGGCAGGATCACGGTCGCCACCGTCGCCGACCATGTCGAGCCTCATAAGGGTGACCCTGAGAAGTTCTGGCATGGCGAGCTGCAAAGCCTATGCAGCACCCACCACGACGCGACCAAGCAGGCCGAAGAGCATCGAGGCTTCTCGACCGCGACCGGCCTCGACGGATGGCCCATCGACCCCAACCACCCCGCCAACCGGCGATGACCGGAGGGGGTGGGTCGAAACCCCGCCCCCTCGACCCCTGCGACCGGCGTGGGTCATTTCTGTGTGCAAAGTTGGAATTGGAGGCAAAAAGCCACTCTGGTAGCAGGGTGGTTTGATCAGTCATGAAGGGTCGAAAGCCGAACAGCGAACAGGTCGTGCCGTTTACCGGCGGCAAGGATGCCGGCCGGTTCGACGCACAGGCAGCACAGCGCGCTCGCGAGCTTCGGCCCGATGAACTGCCTTTCGAGATCCGCAACATTTGGGATCGCCTCGCCTCGCCACTTTGCCATCCGCAGCGCAAGCGGCTGCATGAAGGCAACGTCTACATGTTCGAAACACTCTGCTGGACGATCGCCCGCTATGAGCGCCTGCGGCTCGACGTGTGGGAGAACGGCGAGAGCTACGACAGCAAGACGCGCAACGGCGATCAGCGGAAATCCCGGCCGGAGGTCGGGCAGCTCAATGAGACCTGGCGACAGGTTCGCGCCCTTGCCAGCGACTTCGGAATGACGCCGGCATCCGAGCGGGCGGTGCAGGCGTCGGGACAGACGAGTTTCAATTTCGACGATGACGACAGCGCCGACGATTTCGACTGAGTTGTTCCCGGCTGACCAGATCCCGGCGCCCGACTATAACGCCGATCCGGTGACCGCGTGGGCCGCTGATGTGTTGCTTGGCAACATCGTCGCCGGCCCACATGTCCGCAACCAGTGTGCTCGCCATCTGCGCGACCTGCGCGATGGACCGGAGCGCGGCCTTGTGTGGGATGTCGAGGCGGCGAACAAGGTCATCGGGTGGTTTCCGCGTAACCTGCGCTTGAAGGACGGACAGTTCCAAGGTCGCAAGTTCACGCTGCATCCTAGCCAGGCGTTCCGCGTCGGCTCGCTGTTCGGGTGGAAATGGGCAGCAACCGGCCTTCGCCGCTTCCGTCGTTTCTACGACGAGGAAGGCAAGGGAAACGGCAAGTCGCCGATGCTGGCCGGCATTGGCCTTTACATGCTGATGGCCGATGGCGAAGCCGCCGCCGAAGTCTATGCCGCCGCGTCGAAGAAGGACCAGGCGCAGGTTTTGTTCAAAGACGCTGTGTCGATGCGCAACCAGTCGCCGCGCCTCAGCAGCCGTACCACGACACAGGGCGAAAACCCGGTCTGGCAGATTACCTATGTCGGCAAGAAGGGCGATAGACGCTACTTCAAGCCGATATCCTCCGACGACGGGCAGTCAGGCCCTCGCCCGCATTGCGGCCTTTGCGACGAGGTTCACGAGCACAAGAACCGCAACGTCATCGATCTGCTGGAAGCGGGCTTCAAGTTCCGCCTGCAGCCTCTGATGCTGATGGCAACGAACAGCGGGACCGATCGCAAGTCGATCTGCTGGGAGGAACATCAGCACGCCATTAACGTCGCCGCTGGCATCACCGACGACGACACGACGATGACCTTCGTCTGCGCGCTCGACGAAGGCGACGATTGGGAAAACGATCCGTCCTGCTGGCCGAAGGTCAACCCTTTGCTGGACGTGACGATCACGACGGAATGGCTCGCCGGCCGCGTGGCACTGGCAAAGGCTATTCCCGGCAAGCGCAATGACATCGCTCGCCTCAATTTCTGTGAGTGGACGCAGTCTGTGAATGCCGCCATCAAGCGGGAGTCGTGGCTTGCCTGCCAAAAGAAGCTTGATATCGCGGCACTGGTCGAGGCCGGCTATCCCTGCTTTGGTGGCCTCGACCTTTCGCAGACACGAGATTTCACCGCTTACACGCTGACGTGGGTTCTCGATGCCACCAAGGATGCGGAAGTCCTCGCCTCGAAAACATGGTTCTGGACGCCAGAGGCGACATTGCTCGACAGAGCCGGGACCGACCAGGCGCCTTATGACCTTTGGGTCAGACAAGGTTTCATCGAGGCGGTTCCCGGCGAGCGCCTGAAATATGCATGGCTCGCCGATGCCATCGCCCGCATTCATGCCGAGTTCGCGCCGGCAGAGAGCGCCGCCGACCAATACGGACTTGAACGCCTGCGCGAGCATCTGACCGACGACATCGGGGCAAGCCTGCCCCTGACGATCCATCCGCAAGGTTTCCAGAAGCGGATTTTGGAGGTCGACAAAGACAAGCCTGATGGCGAACAGGAAATCTATCTCTGGATGCCTGACTCCATCAACAAGCTGGAAAACGCGATCTACGAGCAGCGCATCCAGATCGAGCCAAACCCGATGTTGGACCTTTGCGCCGCGTCGGTCGTCTATGCCGAAAACCGCACCGGCCACCGCATGTTCGACAAGGAACACGCATTTGGCCGCATCGACGGCATGGTCTCACAAGCAATGTCCATCGGCGTCGCGCTGTGCCGTGAGCGCTCCATTGTTCGCTCCCCTTGGGACGATCCCGAATTCTCATTGACGAAGGCAAGAGCATGAGCAAGCGCCGTGTGGAAAAGCGGGAGAGCATCGAGAACCCGACAGTGCCGGTCAGCTCGGAGAACTTCCTTTCATTCTTCGGGATGGGAACGACGAAGCTGCCGCGCGTCACCATCGACCGCGCGCTGACCGTTCCTGCCGTGCTATGCGCCGTCGCATTCCTGTCCCGCACGCTCGCCGCGTTGCCACTGCATGCCTATCGTCGCACAAACGACAGCTCGGTTAAGCTGACCGGCAAGCTGCAGACGATCATTCACGAGAATCCGAACGACCAGATGGATTCGTTCAAGTTCCGGCAATATTTCTGGCAGCAGGTGTTTACCGGTGGGCGCGGCCTGGCATGGATCGAGCGCAGCGGCGCAAGCTTCGAACATATCTGGCCGATGGACCCTGCCCGCACGTCGATCCGGCGCGTCGGCATTCGTGGCGAGCTGGTCTATAGCTGCGATGGCATCGACTACCACGCCAGCGACGTTATCGACGTGCCGTTCATGCTCCGGTCGAACATGACCGGACATTATGGGCCGATCGCACTCGCCGGAAAAGCAATTCAGCTTGCATTGGCAATGAACGACTACGCCGCCACCTTCTTTGCCGGTGGCGGCATTCCGCCTCTCGCATTGGAAGGCCCAATGCCAGCCGGCAAGGATGCAATGGCTCGCGCGATGGCGGATATTCACCGTTCGGTGGACGAAGCAAAAAACGCCGACAAGCCGGTATTTCCGATACCGCCGGGATACAAACTCAATCCGGTCGGCTTCGATCCCGCCAAGGGTCAGATGACGGAAGCGCGGCGCTTTCAGAATGAAGAGTTTGCCCGCGCCTGGCAGATGCCGCTGGCCTTCATGCAGGACCTGACGAAAGGCACGTTCAACAACGTCGAGCAACAGGACATCAACCTTGTCAAGCACCTGATCATGCATTGGGCGACGGCTTTGGAGGGAGAGCTTAATCTCAAGCTGTGGGGCCGCATGAACGACAAGCGTTATGTCGAGCATAATCTTGATGGCCTGCAACGTGGCGATTTCCTGTCGCGCCTCAATGGCCTGGCCCGCGCCATTCAGACAGCGCAGCTCACGCCAAATGAGGCACGCGGCATCGAGAACCGGCCGCGTCACGACAACCCGGCCGCTGATCAGCTTCTTGTGCAGGGCGCGACCGTCGTCCTCGGCACGTCGCCCGCACCGGGCACCTCGATCCCTTCCGAACCTTCCGCCGAGTCGGCGACCCCTACCGATGGAGCCAATGATGACAATCAAGACTGAAACCCGCTCGGTTACGCTTCCTGTCCAGTATCGCGCCGCTGACAACAAAAACACAGTTGCAGGCTATGCCGCCACGTTCGGAGATACGGCCGATATCGGCGGCCATTTCCGCGAGGTCATTGCGCCCGGTGCCTTCTCGCAAAGCCTCAAGACGGCTGATGTGCGCGCCTATTATGGTCATGATCGCCAGCGCCTGCTTGGCCGCACCAGCGCCGGCACCCTGCGGCTGAATGAAGATGCCAAGGGTCTCGCGGTCGAAATCGATCTTCCAGACACAACGGACGGCCGCGACGTGCGCGAGCTGATCGCACGCGGCGATATCACCGGCATGTCGTTCGGTTTCATCGTCACCCATGACGAATGGGACATGACCGGCAACATCGACACCCGCACCATTCACCAGGTCGAACTTTTGGAGGTCTCCGTTGTTTCGGAGCCGGCCTATGAGGGTACGTCGATTGCCCTGCGCTCCCGCGACGAAGCCCGCAAGGAAAAGCGTCAGCAGAATTTCAATGCCGCCGGTCTGCGGCTGCGCATGAAAGCCCACCTGGACTTGAGGGTCCGGAGTAAAGCGTAAGGCTCGCCTGCCTGCGCCCAACAACCCCGCCGAAAACTAGGAGTAGTTACGATGGCAAATCGCATCAAGGAATTGCGCGAAAAGCAGGCGAAGATTGTCGCCGAAGCTCGCGAACGTCTCGACCAGATCAGCGCCGCGACCGACGAGGCGCGCGCAAAGGAGCTGGAAACCCAGCATGACGCCGCCATGGCGGAACATGATCGTCTCGAAAAGCAGGTCGAGCGCGAAGAGCAGTATCTGAAGCTCGAGCAGCGCGACGAAGAGCGCCGCGCCCGCCAGCGTCCGATTCCCCGCGGCGAGGAAGGTCGCGGGCAAGAGGAAGGCGACAAGATCGAATACCGTCATGTCTTCGCCAAGGCGGTTTGCGGACCGCTCGACCAGCTTTCGCAGGAAGAGCGCGCCGTGCTCATGCAGGGTGCGACAAAGTTCGAAGAACGCGCGCAGACGGTCGGCACTGCCACGGCCGGCGGTTACACCGTTCCGACAGAACTGGAAGCGCAGATTATCAAGTCCATGAAGGCTTGGGGGCCGATGTATGATGAAGATATCTGCACGATCATTGCCACGTCGAGCGGCAACCCGATGAAGGTGCCGGCTGTCGACGATACCGACAAGGAAGCGGCTGAGCATGCGGAAGCGCAGGCGCTGCTTGACGACGGCAGCGGCGACGTGGCTTTCGGTCAAAAGTCGCTCGATGCTTTCTCGTACGCAACGCCGTTCATTCGCTGGTCGTGGGAACTGGACATGGATTCCATTTTCAACATGGAATCCCTTTTGGGTCAGCTTATCGGTGAACGCCTTGGCCGCATTGCCAATCGTCGCCTCACTGTCGGTTCTGGGCAATCCGCGCCGAATGGCATTGTCACCGCATCCTCGCTGGGCATCACCACTGCTTCCGGCGTCGCGATCACCTTCGACGAAATCATTGACCTCGAACATGCGGTTGACCCAGCATATCGCACCTCACCCAAGGCGCGATACATGATGAACGACAATACGTTCAAGGCCGTCCGCAAGCTCAAAGACGGCCAAGGCAACTATCTCTGGCAGAAGGGCGATGTGCAGAACGGTGCGCCGGCTCTGCTCAACAATCGCCCCTACAGCATCAACCAGGCCATGGATGATATCGGTGCCGGCAAGAAAGCTATGCTGTTCGGCGATTTCGGCAAGTACTTCGTCCGCAAGGTAGGATCGACCGTAATCGGTGTGCTGCGCGAACGCTTCTGGCCGGACATGGGCATCGCCGGCCTCGCCCGCTTCGATGGCGAGTTGGGCGATAGTGGCGCCGTCAAGCACCTCATCGGAAAAGGCGCGTAAGCACTCCATCCCCTCTGCCGTGGTCGCCAATGTGGCGGCCACCTTTTCCGGAGACCGATAATGACCATTAAAATGCTCGCCGGCATTGCCGGTGTCGATTTCGCTCTATCGCCCGGGGACGAAACCAGCCGCTTCTCGTTTGAGGATGAAGAGGATTTCATTGCCGCCGCTCTCGCGGTTCGCGTTGCTGGCCCGACGATCGAAGCCTCCCAAAAGCCCAAAGCCGAAAAGGCCGTCAAACCGAAGGCTCGGGAGACCCGCTAATGTGGTATCCGCCCGTAACCGTTGGCGACAAGCCGGCGTCTGCCATCGCCTTCGATGTGGCGAAACGGCAGTGCCGGGAGCTTCCCGAAAACACCGAGTTCGACGACGATATCAAGCGTATCGTCGCCGCTGCGCAGGATCATGCCGAACGCTATTGCGGGCAGTTCTTTTCGCCCCGCACGGTTAAGATGGAGTGTGACAGTTTCGATGATTTCCGGCGCCTTGATGTCGCTCCGGTACGCAATGTTGTCACCGTGTCCTATGTCGACACCGCAGGGGCGGAACAGACATTGCCTCAAAGCCTCTATATGTCGCGTCTATTCGGATTGGAGGCTTCGATCTTTCTCCGCACCGGCCGCGTCTGGCCGCAGATCCAGCCGGATAGCCGCATCACCGTAACGGCTGATATTGGCTATGACGAGCTGCCGGACTCGGTGGCGCACGCCATGCTTCTATGGATCGCTGCGGCCTTCATCAATCCTGACAATCAACCGGCCGGTGGCGAAACCGCCTTCGACGACCTGATGGTCAATCATCGGAGGTATGGATAATGCCCCGCGTCCGTTTCACCGACGATTTCGACTACAAGCCGGCGCGTGCCGTGACGATCGCCTATCGGGCGGGAATGACCTGCGTCGTGACGCGCGAATGCGCTCGCCAGGCGACGGCGGCAAAAAAGGCCATCTTGGCCGCAACCCCCAAGGGAACGACCGATGGCAAAGCCGAGAACGACGGGTGACCTTCTCCATCGCGTCGCCTTCGACGTTCGCGAGGAAATCGAGAACATCGACGGCAACACCGAAGGCAACTGGAGAGAGCAATTCCAGCTTCGTGCCGGCTATGTGCATCTGCGCGGCGGCGAAACGGTTCTGGCCGGCCGATTGCAAGGGCAGCATAGCCAGGTGATTTTTGTGCGCGCTTCCGCTCTCTCCCGGCGCGTGACGACCGATTGGCGGGTGCGGGACGTTCTAACCGGCCAGAGCTTCAATGTTCGCGATGTCACGCCGACCGACGATCGCCTTTGGCTCGACTTCCTGTGTCAGAGCGGGGTTGCCGACGGATGAGCAGCATTCTCAATCTCGCGCGCCTCGATCGCAAATTGAAGCGCCTGCCCGACGCCGTGGTTGCCAAGATCAGAGGCGAGATGGAAAAGGCTGCCGAAGAAATCGTCGGCCTTATGCGCCGGCTCGCCCCGGTGCTGAAGGATGAAGTTCGCGGCCGGCGCCGTGGCGCGCTCCGCGACAGCATTGCGTGGACATGGGGCAAGGCTCCGAAAGGCGCGGGCATCGTTTCGCAGGTCAAGGCCTCGATGGGCGGCGATCTCACGATCACGATTTATGCCGGCGACAAGGAAGCCTTTTACGCTCGTTGGCAGGAATTCGGCACGGTCGATATGCCGGCCAGTCCTTATTTTTACGTGAGTTGGCGCGCCGGCCGCAAGTCGGCCGTCCGGCAAATCCGCAAGGGCGTCCGCGACGCCGCAAAGTCGGTGGTTTCATCCTCATGAGCGAAGACCCTTCTTATGAAATCCAAGTTGCCTTAGTGGCGCTCTTCAAGAACAGCGCCCGCCTTGCGCCCTTGGTCCACGGCCGCATCTTTGATCGCGTGCCGCGAGACCAGGTCAGCGGCACGGTAAAGGCGGAATTTCCATTCATCTCGCTCGGGCAGGACAGCGAAATTCCGCTCGATGCTGACCGCGTACGTGCAACCGACTTCATTTTGCCTATCGACGTCTGGTCGCGTGCAGTTGGCTATGGTGAAGTGAAGCGCATCGCTCGCGCCATCGAAGACGAGCTTTTCGAACGTGAGTTGCCGCTGACCGACAATGCCTTCGTGGCTCTCGAATATCAGGGACGTGACGTCATGCGCGATCCTGATGGCCTGACATCGCGCGCGGCTCTTCGCTACGGCGTCGCCGTCGACAAGTTCTAGCGAATTCTCAAATCGGCGTCCTGCCGTAAGCCGCCCATATCGGGCGGTCCCTTCCTGCTGCCAACCTAGGAGTTACTGCCATGGCACAGCCTACCACTGTCAGGGGCGGAAAAATCCGCGTCCTGCTCGGCAATTCCGCCACGCCGATCGTCTATTCCGCACCGTGCGGCTTCACTCAGAAGACGATCACCCTCACCAAGGCGCTCGAAGAAGTGCAGTTGCCGGACTGCGAAGATCCGGACAAGGTCGATTGGCTCGGCCGTGACGCAACCTCGCTTTCCATGGGTATCAGCGGCGAAGGTGTCCTTGCGCTCGAAAGCACCGAAACGTGGCTCGATGCGTGGGAAAGCGTCGATTCTGTCCCGGCCAAGGTCGAATGGGAATTTCCGTCAAAGACGATCACATGGACCGGCCGCATGCATGTCGAGACGCTTGAAGTCGGGGCGCCAAACGGCCGGCGCGTCACGCAGAATGTGAACATGCAGAGCGACGGCGAAATGAAGCGCGTCGTCACGCCTGCCGGTCCCTGATCATGAGCCGCGACGCGAAAATAATCCTGGCCTGGGCGGATGGCGATCACGTCTTCCGCCTGGGCTGGGGCGAGCTTGAAGAGCTGCAGGAAGCTTGCGACGCCGGCCCTTATGTTCTGCTGGGTCGGCTCTACGATGAAAGCTGGCGTCTGGCGGATATCGCCGAAACAATCCGGCTTGGCCTTGTCGGTGGCGGCATGGCGCCGACTGATGCACTCAAGAAAGTTCGGTTCTACGTCAAGGGCCGTCCTCCCATGGAGAACCTGCAGTTCGCTCAAGCCATCCTCTCTGCAGGTGTCGTCGGCGTAGAGGACGAAAAGCCGGGGGAGGAAGGCGCGCCAAATCCAGCGGGGAACCTCTCGACGACCTCCCCGACGGAAAGCTGAGATTTGGCGCGATCTACGGCAATGGCGCGGCGATGGGCTACTCGCCGCAGCAGGTTCGACAAATGTCGATGTTCCAATATTTCTCGGCATTGGATGGCTACATCGCTGCAAACAGCGATGACGAGGGACTGACCGAGAAAGAAAAAGACGATCTCTGGCAATGGATTGATGGCGGCTAGAGACTAGGCATCCGGGTTCGCCAACTCGCACACTCTCGAAAAATGGATGGATCATGGCGACCGACGTTGAAAAGCTCGTCGTGCAGTTGAGCGCTGATATCAAGCAGTATCAGCGCGAGATGATGAAGGCACGCGATGTGACCAATTCACAGGCGCGCGCCATCGAAGCGCGCTTCCGCAAGATGAATGCCAACATCGATAATATCGGTCGTGGGGCGGCAAAATCTCTTATTGCGCCTCTCGCTGGCGTTGGTGCGCTTCTGTCGGTCAACGAGGTTATGAAATATGCCGATGCGTGGACTGCGGCCAAGAACAGCCTCGCGGTTGCCGGCGTCGTCGGCACAAAGCAGGTTAACGTCCTCGACCAGCTTTATGCCTCTGCGCAGAAAAACTCCGCCCCTATCGGTGCTTTGACGAGCCTATTCGGCAAGGCGGCGCAGGCAAGCGACAACCTTGGCGCTTCTCAGTCGGAATTGCTTCGCTTCTCCGATGGTGTTGCGACCGCGCTGCGTGTCGCGGGCACCAGTTCGACCGAAGCATCAGGCGCTTTGACCCAGCTTGGCCAGTTGCTCGGGCAAGCGCGCGTGCAGGCGGAAGAGTTCAATTCCGTCAACGAAGGCGCGCGCCCGATCCTGATGGCCGTCGCCAACGGCCTCGATGCGGCCGGCGGTTCCGTCAGCAAGCTGAAACAGCTTGTGAATGCCGGCTCGGTCACCGGCAAGGAATTCTTTCAGGCGTTCCTCAAAGGTCTGCCCTCGATTCAGGCTATGGCCGCCAATGCGACCGAGACGATTTCGCAGGGCTTTACCAAGGTCGACAATGCGCTGACGAAATATATCGGCCAGACGGACTCCAGCCTTGGCGCGTCGCAACGTCTGGTGCAGGGCTTGAATGCGCTTGCCGATAATTTCGACGTGATCGCCGATACGACATTGAAGGTTGCCGCCGTCATCGCAGGCGCTCTGGTGGGCCGCGCCATCGGCGGCATGGTGTTGAAGCTGGCAGAAGCGGGCGTTGCAGTCGGTCGCTTCGTGACTGCGATCAAGGCCGCGCGCACGGCGGCATCCGTTGGGACCGCGATTGCGGGCATAAGCGCTGCTGCCGGTCCGATTGGTGCCGTCATCGGCGTCGGCGCTACCGTCGCCCTCGGCTACTTTGCAGACTCTGCCATCGAAGCGAGCGCCCGCACCGATCGGCTCAAGCAGGAAATGCAGACCCTCGGCATCTATGCCGGCGAGATGAAGCCGAAGATTGATAACGCTGCGGAGGCTATCAAGAACCTGGCGCCGGAAGAGACGCGAAAGCGCCTTAAGGATATCGCTGATGAAATGGAGCGCATAAAGGGCCGGAGCTGGTCGGAATATTTTGGCTTTAGCGGCCCGCAGACGCTTGGCGATATTCAAAACCAGTTGGAACTGATCAGGGGAACGCCCTTCATCCATTCTGACGCTTCGGACGCTGATAAGAAGGCAGCCAAGGACTTGCAGGAGGTGATCCTGAAGGCGTTGGACGGCAAGAACACGCTTGAAGCTCTCAACTCGTTGCTCGACGATATCGCGAAGACGAAGCCGAGCCAGCCGATTGATGAGATGATTGCCAGCCTGCGCAAGCTTTTGCCGCAGATGGAATCGTTGAAGCGGTACACGGCGGTTCTCAAACGCGATCTGCCGAGCATGACGACGCAGGGACCCGAACAGACGGCAGGCCCGGCCGGCAGCTCGGCGCAGGATCGCGCCTATTACCAGCAGCAGCAGGCAACCCAAAAGGGTCTGGACAAACGCACGGCAGAATCGCAGAAGTCGCAGGCGGAAAAGGAATTGGACAAGCGCACGCTTGAGGTTGCGAAAGCCGTCAAGGATTTGGGCGGCGCGATTTCGGATGCGTCCGCCCGAATGCAGGCCAAGACCGAGCTTGCCAACGAAAAATCCGTGCAGGCGTATGACGGCCTCATTTCCGGTTTCTCGGATCGCGTCATCGGTGCGGAGTCGAGCGGCAACCCGACCATCAAGAACGATAAGTCGACCGCGATGGGTCTTGGCCAATTCATCGAAAAGACCTGGCTCAATCTGTTCAAGAAATACTTTCCCGATGAAGCCGCAACTCTGACCGATCCCGCCATTCTTGCCCTGCGTAGCAATGGAGAAAAGTCGAAAGTCCTGATCGATGCCTATGCGCGTGAGAACGCCAAGCTACTGCAGCAGGCGGGTATATCGGTCGTCGATGCTGCCGACGAATACAAGCTGCAGCTCGCCCATTTCCTCGGACCACAGGGCGCGGCCAATCTTCTCAAAGCCCCATCCGGCACGCTCGCGTCAAAGGTTCTGTCGGCTGATGCGGTACGCGCGAATCCGACCATCCTCGGTCGGGGCGCGACGGTCGACGACGTGATTGCCTATGGGCAGAAGCGGGCCGGTATGTCGACGGCCGGCACGAAACGCCTCGAAGATCGCGCGGACTACGACAACTCACTGAAACAGCAGCAACAGCAGCTTGACCAGTTGAAGGAGGAAACCGGCCTGCGTGCTGCCCTCAATCCCCTGCTCAACGACAATGGCAAAGCCCTGTCGACCCTGCAGAAGGCACAGGAGCTGCTGAACCTCGCGCAGGAGCATGGAACGGCTGCGGGTCGCGAACTGACCTCGGCGCAGCAGTTGCTGAATGGTGACCTGTCCAAGCTCACCCCTGCGGCGCAGGAACAGGCTCTGGCCATGCGTGCGCTCGCTGTCGGCTACGGCGAGGCTGATGCCGGCGCAAACCGCCTGGCTGAGAGCCAGGACAAGCTACGACAGAAGGTCGAGGATTGGCGCGATTTCAGCAAGGATGCCACCAAGGGGTTTATTCAAGACCTGATTGACGGCAAATCGGCGGCCGAAGCTCTCGGCAACGTTCTGGAAAAGATCGGCTCAAAATTGCTTGATCTCGCTCTTAATGATCTGTTCGGCTCATCTGGCAGCACGAACTGGTTTTCGAACCTCTTCCATGCTGATGGTGGTCCCATCAAGAAGTTGGCAAGCGGCGGTCATGTCATTGGTCCGGGCGGCCCGCGTTCCGACAAGGTGCCTGCAATGCTCTCGGACGGCGAATTCGTCGTCAATGCCGCCGCTACGCAAAAGAATAGAGCCTTGCTTGAGGCGATCAACGGGGGACGCCAGCTGATGCTTGCCAACGGCGGCATTGTTCGCGCCCCGCGCATGCCGAATGCAGCCGTTGTCGGCAGCGCTGCCCGAATGTCGGGACCACAGCTAACTTACGCGCCGCAGATTGACGCGCGGGGTGCCGACGCTGCAGCCGTCGCGCGGCTCGAAAAGATTGTCGAGGAGGACCGCCGGGATTTCAACGCCAAGGCGATTGCTGCCCTGCAGAAGGCAAACAAGAGCCGCGTGAAAGGCATCTAAGCCATGATTTTGACACCTTACGATATCCTGTCCGATTTCCCCGGCTGGAACACAGAGTTCGCTCCGCTGTGGCGTCAGGAACAAAGCCGTACCGCATCAGGCCGCACGACAGTCAAGGATTTCGGCTCGCCATTATGGCAGGCAACGTGGCAGTCCAAGACCATGAGCGCAAACGCGCTCGATGCCTGGCGCGCGCGGCTCGACCTGCTCGAAAACGGCGCGCAATCGTTCGTCGCGTCACCGATGAGCCGCCGTTACCCGATCGCATATCCTAATGGATCATGGGCCGCTCCATTCGCTGGCGTTTGTCAGGTGGCAGCGATTTCCAATGGGCGCCTTGTATCGCTGAAGGGGTTGCTTCCTAGCTTTCAGATCAGCGTAGGTGATTTTATTCGGATCGGTGCAGCCGACCTCCATCGTATAGCGGAGCCTACGGTCGCCGCAGCCAACGGCATCACGCCTCTATTTGAAGTTCGACCACATCTCTGGTCTGCCGCATTGGTCAACGTGCAGGTCAGTCTATTGAAACCGTATTGCCTGATGACGCTTGTTCCGGGCACGCTCGCGACGACGGCCGACAAGTCGACCGGTCGCGGTTCTATCACGTTTCAGGGAATTGAGGCTCGCTAGCGGGCATTGCACTTTGCCTGCACAAAGTAGGTCCGTGCCGGCGTTCCGATAGCATAGGTGCCGTTGTTTACCACAGTCTCGCCGATGATTTCTGCTCGCGGGCACTGTGTCCTCAGAAGCGCCAATGCGGTCGACTTCCTCGTATCGATGTTATCGGGATCGTAACCGATATCTCGCCTGTTTACGATTTTGACGGTGTAGTCGTAGGGCTTACCAGTCTCCGGCATCACGGCAAGTTCGCCGCTTCCCTCCTGCATGCGTAGCTTTGTCTGCGACCCCGCACATGAGGCAAGCGACAACGCGGCAATCAGTACAATCATTCGTTTCATTTGCGGTCCCCCAACTGACCGCTTTATATCGTCGGTGGTAAAGTATGCGCAACATCTCGGTCAACAATCTCGACGCTTTGAACCAACGCCGCCTTGTGGCGCGCGATTTCCTATGGCTCAAGGTCCGCACGATCGATACCGGTACGCCCTTCGAATATGGCTTCTGGTCAGATGTGCGCAACGCATCGGCCGCCGTGCTCGACCCCAACACGGGGTTGACCGTCACACGCAATTTCGAAGGTGCTGGCTCGCTGATTGAAATCAGTGATATCCCCCTCGTCTCGAACCTGACTGTACAGACGATCACCGTCACCCTTTCGCAGCTTCATGATGGCGTGGCTAATGTCGTTCGGGGCTACGACCTCAAACAGGCCGGTGTCGAAATTTACCGTGGTCTATTCGACCCGGCGACGCGACAGATGGTCGACGCCGCATTGAACCGCTTTATCGGATTCATCGACACCCTAATCATAACAACCCCCAAGGAGGGCGAAGAGGGTTCCATTGTGCTGACTTGCACGTCGCACACCCAGGAGATGACGCGGAAAAATCCAGACACGCGATCGCAGGATAGCCAGGCGCTGCGCTCTCCGACGGATACCTTCTTTCGTGACGTGACATCGGTACAGGATTGGGAATTCTTTTGGGGCAGGAAGGCCGGAAAGATCGCCACCAGCAGTCCACAGCGCATCGACATCAGTGTTCGGGCGGCAAACCAATGATACGTCAAGCCCATATCTCCGATCGCATGCGCGTACTGTCGATGGCGAAGGCGTTCCATGCCGCATCCGGGGTGCCCTTCCCTTTCTCGCCAGCGATGGCGGATGCTTTGTTTTGTGCCTCGCTCTCGGACGAAGACAGACTTTGCTTGATCTATGCTCCAGATGGCATCGCGCGCGGAGTTCTTGCCGCGCAGGCGAATATGCATCCCTTTGCGCCCCTCAAGTTCGCCACCGAAATTATGTGGTGGATCGATCCCGCATTTCGCGGGTACGCCGCCGTAAAAATGCTTGCAGCCTATGAGGCGTGGGCATTGCAGCGCGATTGTCAATATTCAAGCATCGTAGGGCTTGGATCGGAGCCGGCGCCGACGAATCTTTATTTGCGACGCGGCTATGAGCCGGTCGAAACGCATTTCCTCAAAGTCCTAAATCCGCGCGCCGACTGAACGCGCCGCACCTCGTTGGATAAATTGAATGGCTGTTTTTTCGACCGCTTTGGTAGCCGGATGGCTCGGCGTTGCCGAAACGTCCTTCCTCGCCTCTGTCAGCGCCTTCGCCCTGAATGCAGCGGTCGGTGTGGGCGTGAGCTTGCTTGCCAAAAAGCTGCAGGAGCCAAAGGACCAAAATCAGACGAACGGTGTGCAAGGCACGCTGCAGGCAGGTGGCGATGTGCCGCGTTCGATCATTTTCGGCCGTACCTGTACGGCGGGTTCGCTGGTTTATGCGAATACGTGGGGCAAGTCTGGCAAGGTTCCGAATGCCTATTTCACGCAGGTTATAGCGCTGGCGGATTTCCCCGTATCGCAGATGACCGGACTGTGGGTGAATGGCGCGCCCGTCACTGTCGACACCAATGATAATAGATATGGCGATTGGGGCTACCCGGTGAAGGAATACGACACCGGTAACAACAATCACATGTGGATCAAGTTCTACGATGGTAGGCAGACCGTCGCAGACCCGTTCCTTGTCAACACGGTATCCAGCAGCGCACGACCCTATCAGGCGTCGCGCGTTGGAGTCGGCGTCGCCTATGCCATCGTTACGTCGCAGGTCAATGATGAACTGTTTACGGGTTTTCCGACCTTCCGTTTTGAAATTCAGGGGGCCAAGCTTTACGACGCATCGCGTGATAGCTCCGTTGGTGGGGCCGGCCCGCACCGCTGGAATGATCCTTCCACATGGGGCGGTGATGGCGACGACCTGCCCGCTGTGCAGATATACAATGTGCTACGCGGTATGAGCTATAATGGCGCTTGGCTTTACGGCCTGCAGAGCCTGACACAGGCTCGCCTGCCTTCCGCAGACTGGATTGGACAAATAAACAAATGCCGTGCGGGGATCGCCGGCCCTGGCGGTCTTGAGCCGACCTATCTAACCAGTCTTGAAGTGAACGTGGATGCCGAGATCGGTACGACGATCGAAAGCTTCCTAACGGGTTGTCAAGGCCACCTCAATGAAGTCGGCGGTATCTATAAGCTTCGTGCCGGTGCCCCTAGCGCCCCTGTATTTGCTTTCTCCGATGGCGACATTCTGTCAACTGAAGAGCAGACTTATACGCCGTTTCCGGGCCTTGCTGATCTCGCCAACGGCGTTTCCGCCACCTATCCGGAGCCGGCAGAGGCGTGGAATACCAAAACCGCTCCACCTCTGTACTCACCTGATTTCGAGCGTCAGGACGGCAGTCGCCGGCTAATGACCGATGTTCAGCTTCCGATGGTCTATCGGTCAAGTCAGGTCCAGCGCATCATGAAATCAGCGCTTGAGGAAGCGCGTCGCGCCCGCCAGCTGACAATGGTACTTGAACCTCGCGCGGGGGTGCTTGAACCGGGAGATATTGTTGCCTTCACGTCCGATCGCAACGGCTTCGTAAATAAGCTGTTTCGCGTCGACGGGGTTGGAGACCGGGCCAATCTCGATGTCCTGCTGCAACTGACGGAAGTCGATCCTAGCGATTATGATTGGGATCACGAGCATGATTATACGCCGCCGATTTTTGGGCCGCTCGGACCGGTCATGCCGCCTGCCCAGATCATGGAGGGCTGGACCGTCCAGCCGGCGACAATCACCGACGCAAACGGCGTGCCTCGCCGGCCGGCCATCAAGATTGGATGCGCAGCCGACCTGCAGGATACTATGGCCGTATGGGTGCAGGTCCGGACCAAGGCAACCGGCATTGTCGTCTTCGACAGCAGCTCGACTGCATACGCGCCACCCTACAGCTGGCTTCTATCGGGCGACTGGTGCCTGCCGGCGGAAACATACGAAACACGCGGGCGATACCTTCCGTACTCTCGCCGTGCAACGGAATGGTCTGCCTGGATCGATGTCACCACACCCGACACTCGTCTTTCCTTCGTCGATCTTGCCGCCGATATCATCGCCTCGCTGCAGACGCTGCAGGACTGGATCAACGGTGATCTGCAGGGACAGGTTCTCGAAAACGCGCAAGCGATCCTCGACGAGGTGCAGGCGCGCGCCGATGCCATTGCCGCCGAGCAATCGGAGCGGGTTGCCGGAGCGCTGGAATCGTCCAGCCGTTATCGCGATCTCGTCAGGGAAATCGCCTCAATACGGGACTATGCGGCCGATCTTGCCAATGCGTCCTATACGCAGAAAGAGCAGCTTCGCCAGACGCTGAATGCGCGCATCGGTGATGTCGTCGCCAGCTTCAGCGATCAGATCACGGTTGCCGTGTCGGCCAATGCGGCGCTGGCGCTGCGCGTAACCTCGCTCGAAGTCGATACCGGCGATCTGCAGGCGGAAATCACGCAGGTCGACAAGGCGCGCGCCGATGGCGACCAGGCGCTCGCCGATCGCATGTCGCTGCTTTCTGCCGGAACGGATAATCAATTCGATCCGGCCGCGAATGCGCTCTGGACCTTTGATACCACAGTGCAGGGCTGGACAGGCAACGGCAACCCGACGATTGCCAGCGGCTACTTGCGGCCGGCAGACCATGCGACCGATCCCTATGTCATATCGCCGGCAGGGCTTGCCGTCGCCGGCAACGTGTCGCGTCAGGTCCGTGCCCGCATCCGCCGAACCGGCGTGCCAGCATGGGAGGGCATTGCCTGGTGGAAGTCGGCGAGCGATAGCGGCTGGGCCGTGGCGCGTCAGCAGGTGATTGCGGAGCCGGAATTCGATCTCGATGGCGTCGGCCTCATTACCTTCAACATGACGTGGTCGGGCACGGTCGACCAGATCCGGATCGACCTCTCGCCGGCACAGACCGCGACGGACTATTTCGAGTTCGACTGGATCGCCATCGGCTCGCCGTCGCCTGGTGCCTCGCGTGCCGAGCTGGCGGCCGAACAGCAGGCGCGCGCCTCTGGCGATAGCGCCAATGCACAACAGATCACGGCGCTGCAGGCGGCGTTGAACGCGACGAATGGCACGGTGCAGGCGACCTCGACGGCGCTCGGGACGCTGCAGGGCAGCGTTAGCGCGCTCGGCAATACAGTGACCGCGCAAGGCCAGTCGCTGACCGCTCTCAATCAGGCAGTCGCCGACAAGGCCAGCATTGCCAGTGTCGATCAGCTGTCGAACAAGATCGACAGCATGGGCGGTCCCGATGGCGTTTCCAGTATCGGGCAATCGGTACGGGCGATCCGGAACTCGTTGCTGCCGCCATCCATGGAAGGCGTCGAGCAGGACTTTGCCAACTTCCTCGACAAGATGAATGGTCAAGCGGCGCTCTCTCTTGTCTCGCAGACGCTGACATCGCAGATCACCCTGACCCAATCGAGCCTCGACATCCTGTCTCAGGCCGTGACGCAGGTACAGGCAACCTTGCCGGGGCTGGCGACATCGACGGCGCTAACGGCTTTGACAGCGCGCGTCACGGCTGCGGAAGGCTCGATCACCTTGCAGTCGCAGGCGATCACGTCGCTGCAGACCGCATTGCCCGGCAAGGCCGATGCCAGCGCCCTCAATTCGCTGACAGCGACCGTCAGCCAACAGGGAGATACGATTTCCTCGCAGGGACAGGCGATCACGTCGCTACAGAATTCATTGCCGGGAAAGGCCGACGCCTCGGCCGTCTCGACGCTGCAGACGACGGTCAATAACCAGGGCGGCCAGATCACGGCGATATCGTCGGCGCTGACGCAAGTCACGGCGTCAGCCGGCGAAGCGACGGCGGATGGAAACTGGCGCATCGAGGCGGTCGCCGGTCCATCCGGCTATGCAAGGTTCGGTGCGCAGGCGCGCGTGAACAATGGCCAGGGCTATCGCTCGGCCGGGTGGTACGTCGATGTTCCCGGCGACCCTAATGCGCCGTCTCGCTTTCTGGTCCAGGCCAATCAGTTCGGCTTCGTGGACAATGGTGCCGTGCCTTTCGCCGTATCGAACGGCATCACCTACCTTGTGAATGCCAATATCCAGTATGCGGATATCGGCACGCTGCAGGTCGGGCGCAGCAACATCCGCTCGGGCGCGATCTCACGTGTCGATTATTCAGGCCTTGACACGGCCGGCATCGGTACGAGCGACACGCCGATTACCGGCCTGACCGTGACGCATGGCACCGATACCTCGGCCGTGATCGTTCACAGCGCCTTCAGCCTCGCCGGCACAGGTCCGACCGGCCAGAACAACATCGAATTGCCTGTGAAGGTCGTCATATCGATCTGGGATAGCGCCAACGGCAGGTACACGGCTGTCATCGAGCAGAACTTCATGGGCCGAACGCACTTCGCCCATGAATACAATTTCACGCCGCCGGCCGGCTCTTCACAGACCACCTTCCGTTTCGATGTCCGCGTCACCGCGGGCAGCAATGTCACCGCGAACAACCGCACCATTCGCGTCCTCACCCTCTACGGCAGATAGGAGATACCATGTCGAACACGGTCCAGATTGCCGATGTCGTCGCCATGCGAGAGCAGACGGCGCTCGTCGAGCATTACCGCAACCGCAACCTTATCCTGGCGCAGGCGCTCGCCGATCTGCAGGCCGAAAACGCCGGCCTCAACGAGGAGCTGAAGCGCCTCAAGCCCGAGTCTGCGGCCGATATCGCGCAGGAGGCCGAATAATGGCGCTCCCGACCACCTACAACACCGGCACGGCCACAGTTAACGCGAATGACGTGGCAGTCGCCGGTCAGGGCACGACCTGGCAGACATCGGGCCTGCAGGCCGGCGATATGTTCATGGCGGCAGGCTTGAGCGTGCCGATCGCGGCCGTGAACAGCAACACCTCGATTACGCTTTCCGATCCTTGGCCGGGCGCGTCCCGAGCCGCCGCCAGCTATCGCGTCCAGTTTACGCCGGATGCGACCCGCGTACTGGCTTCGACGCGGGCCGTGCTCGATGCGCTGACGAATGGCGTTCTCTATGCTATTGCCGGTCTGCAAACCGCCGCCGACAAGATCGCATATTTCACCGGCCAGGGGACTGCGGCACTCACAAGCTTTACATCATATGCAAGGTCGTTGCTCGGGGCGGTCGACGCGACGTCGGCGCGCACAGTCTTGCAGCTCGGCACGGCAGCGGTCCAGAACATCGGCACCTCCGGCGCAACGGTACCGCTACTGAGCAATGGCAACACTTGGGGAGCTGGGCAAACTTTTCCCGGTGTAAATATCGATGCTCCTGCGGCGAATTACAGAAGCCTGACGTTTACCACATCCGGAAGTGCGCGCGTTCAAGTTGGCGTAGATGGCAACGCCGAAACCGGCCTTAACGTAGGCTCAAACTTCTTTGTGAATACCTTCACAGATGCCGGCGTTTATGCATCAACCGCTATTCTTGTCAATCGTAGCACTGGCGTGACGCAGATTGACAAGCTTAACCTCAATAATCCCCTCGCTGTAACTCAGGGCGGAACTGGCGGTAACTCTGCCGCAGCTGGCCGCGCAAACCTCGGCCTGGGCACCGCTGCCACTTTCAACGTTGGCACTACGGGATCGACCGTCGCCACCTACAGCACAAAGGGCACTTGGAACGGAGAGCAGATCCTTAGTCAGACGGGCCGCGCCTGGCATGCGATCCTGACGCTGATTGCCGACAGCGGTAGCAGCTACGCCAACTTGATTTATGGCGCGAGAGCAGACGGCACAGCAGAAGGCGCGAAGCGTTGGGCGGTCCAGCTCGGAAATGCTAGTCCAGAGACTGGCGGGAATGCCGGCGCGGATTTCGTCGTTTCCCGCTACGCTGATAACGGCAACTGGCTGGGAGATGCTTTCAAGATCAACCGCCAGACAGGCGTAGCATCATTCGGCGGCGCTGTGCAGCTTCCCTCTTTCACCGTCTCAACCCTTCCGTCTGCGGCTGCCAATCCGCAAGGGATTGCCTACGTTTCCAACGGCACCAGCAACAAGCGCCTAGCAATTTCGGATGGCGCCAGCTGGCGCTTTCCGGATGGCGCGATCGTCTCCTAACCCTCCCAAGAAAGGACTTCTCACATGGCTGAAATTCTGGATCAAACCATTCCCTACGAGCTGCTGGTGCGCTTCGGCCCTGACGGCACGCCAGCCGGCGCACATGTCCAGTATCTGCGGCGTATCACCCTCGACGGCGTGATCATCAAGGATGACGTGCAGCCGGCGCAGCCGGTCGACCTTGCCGGCTTTCCGACCAGCGACATCATGTCCGACGCCTGCCGCGATGCCCTTGCCAAGGTCACAGCGCAAGTCGCAGAGATCGCAACGCTGAATGGCAAGCTCGATCTGTCCGGCGCCGACCTGACCAAGGCCAGAGCTGATCTCGCCACTGTGACGGCGGATGCGGGCGACCTGCGGAAGCAGTTGACGGATACGCAGGCTGCAGCCGTTGTGCTGGAGAGCAGCCTGCGCGGGCAGCTGTTCAGCTTGAACGACCAGCTTTCACAGGCAAACGCCACCATCGCGCAGCTGCAGGACACCATCAAGCGGCTGCAGACGGCCGCAGGAGGTGGCCAATGACGGGCGAGTGCGATCACTACCGATTATCGGTCACGGCCGCGGCGGGAGGGCGGTTGCCGCAGCTTGCCTACCTTCAGAATGCTGAGGTCAGGAGTGCCTTTATCGGGGTGTACCCGTCGTTCTCCCTAGCAGGCGAAAATGCCCTGCTGCCGGCTCATATTCCAGGCGAAACGCGCTCAGAAACTGCCGCCCCAACACCGCCAAGTGCGGCCACCCCTTAGCCTGAGCATCTATCCCGCACACGGTAATAGGCGACGGCCCCAGTAGTGGCATCGCTCTTACGATGCAGTCATAGGTGGGGTGACGCTCATAATTGTTCACGGGAACATAGCCGTTGGGTGTGGCACCGTTGGCGACCATCAGTTCATTGTCGACGTAAATATGGTCAGCACCGGTATCGATTGCGCCGTAGACACTCATGAAGCGCGGCTCTGTCCCCGCTCGTACAATTCCAAGGTCGACCCTTATGCAAGGATGTCGCTTGAAGAAGACGCCATCATCGCCGTTTATCGGCAGTAAGTGCTCAATCTCAATCCACATAGTTTTTAACGCCCCAGCTCCCAGTTGCGAGAAACCTATCTCGCAATCGCTAGCGACAACTTAAGATTACAGGATCATCATTATGGATCACGCGAAATTCTTCGCGGCGGCGCGCTCTTCGCTGTTCAGCGGGCGCCTGTCGACAAACCAGGTCAACGGCATGGAAGCCATTCTCGACGAATGGCAGGCCAGGCCCTTCGATACCCGCTGGCTCGCCTATATGCTGGCGACGGCCTATCACGAGACGGACCAGACAATGTGCGCCATCTCGGAAAATCTGAACTACTCGGCCGATGGTCTGCGGGCCACCTTTCCGAAATACTTCACCGCCACGCAGGCCGCTGCCTATGCCCGCCAGCCGCAGCGCATTGCCAATCGCGCCTATGCGAACCGCATGGGCAATGGCAGCGAGGCGAGCGGCGACGGCTGGCGCTATCGCGGTCGCGGCCTGGTGCAGATCACCGGCCGGAACAATTACGACAGATACGGCATCGCCGATGATCCGGACAAGGCGCTCGATCCCGTCAAGGCCGTCGAGATCCTGTTTGACGGTATGACCAACGGCCGGCTCACCGGCAAGAAGCTGGCCGATTATTTCAGCGCCACGGCAACCGACTGGATCGGCGCCCGCAAGATCATCAATGGCACTGATCGGGCGGCGGATATCGCCGGCTACGCAAAGAAGTTCCTCGCGGCGCTCGAAGCGGCGCGTTGATGCCTGCCGCCGCTGGCGGCTTCTCCTCCCTCCCTGACATCGAAGGATATCCATCATGCGCGCATTGCTCATTGCAATGGCGGCCGGCATTGCTCTGTCCGGCTGCGTAACCAGTGAACAGGTCGACAAGACCAACTTGAAAATCCAGAGCGGTCTTGCCGACGCCTGCCCGAAGCTTGAAGCGGCACATAACGCCTTCCTGCTGTCGGGCATCTTCATCAACTATCCGCAGAAGGTCATCGAGACCGAGCGCCAGGCCTATGCCGGCGTTCGTTCCATCTGCGTCGACCCGGCTTCCGTCACCCTGCAGTCGTCCGTCACGAAAGTCCTGCGGGCGATCGAAGACATCAAGGCCGCCAAATCTGGCGGCTGATCCTCCCTCCCACAATCCGGAGCACTTCCATGTTCAATACGAACCTCGTGCATAACATCCTGAACCTGTTCGGCCTGGTTCTCGGCGCGTTGCTGACGGTCGATTGGTCTGGCCTTGGCATGTCCGACGTGACCGCCGCCAAGGTGGCGGCCAGCGTCCTGCTGCTGTCCAACGTCATCAAGGTAACGATCAACCTCACGCGCGACGGCGCGAAAGGCATCCTGCAGCCTCAGCCGCCCGTTGCGGCGAATGACTCGAGGGCTGCGGCTGATACGAAAGCCGCCGCCTAGCGCGGCATCTCCTGGCATGTCCCGGCCGACGTCGGGACATGCCCATCTCATCACATCAAGCATTCGAGGGGCGGATGTCTATTAATGATTTTCTGGAAGCGCTCGGCATCAAGGCGGGCGTTGCGGTTGCGGGGCTTATGGGCGGCGTCCTGCGTGGCCTGTCGCGTCGGCGCTACACGATGCGCGAGATATTCGCCTCGCCCATCTGCGGCGCGATTGCCGCCGCCTATCTGACCGAACCTGCGCTCTATTACCTGAAGGCGATCAACTGGCCGCTTCCGGAACGCGATGTCGCCGCCATGAACGCCACGGCCTTCGTCGTCGGCGTCTGTGCCATGTGGCTCGCGGACGTGATCTTCGACGAGTTGATGCGACGATTTAAGGGCGGGCCTCAGGGTTAGGTCGTCCAATTGCCCCGGATATCTTTAGGGGGTGTTTCCATACCTCGGCTGCCGGTAGTCCGTCCACTTATGTTCGAAGCACAGCCAGCGTGTTTCGCCCTTACCGATATCGTAGCCGAGTCCGCCCCATGCCTTGCAGCCGGGGTGCTCGCACCAATGCTCGAAAAGGATGGAGGTCGCGCGGCGCGGTGCGGCGGTCGTTTCATCGCTCATTCTAGTTCAGTTCGCCCTTGTGCGCTCGTTTCAGCGAGCTTTCCATCGACATCGCAAAGTTTGCGAAAGCTTCCAAGGCGAAGGCGCAACGTTCCTTGGCTGTGTCATCGGAAGCTCGCGCCGCGTTCTCCTGCAGGTCGTTGCCAATCATTGGCAGCACGCCATTGATAAAACCCTCGATGTCGCCGGAAACCGATCCGATGCGACCAAGCAGATGCGCAATGAAGACGTCGTGCATCATGGCGCGGCCTTCGATTTCCAGAATAGCGCTCTCAAGCTCTTCAACGCGTTCCTTCAACATATCTGACCTCATGCGGCTGGTTTTGGTGGCAGAAGCACCAGTTCGTCGTTCGGGAGCGGCCGTTGAAGCGCCTTCGCCTCTTGCCACGGCGCGGTGAGCCACGTCTCGATTTCGTCCTGATTTCGAAGGATGACAGGCATGGCCTTCTGGTGGATTGGCCCAACGATCGCATTTGGCTCGGTGGTCAGGAATCCGTAGAGATCGACCGTAATCTCGCCTTCCTTCACCTTCCGCACCGATCGCCATTGCGGCACCCATAGACCAGCGAAGCACATCAATGGCTCATCTATGCTGCCGGCGAACCAGGCGTTCGGTGTCCGGCCGCCCTCGACCTTGCTGGCGGGGTCCGGCTCGGCAAAGCGCGTGAACGGCACGACGCAGCGATTTTCAACCCCCAGCCATCTTGCCCAATGCCTGCTTGATGTGTTTCGGACATTCGTCGTGCCGCCGTCTGGCTCCATTCTCAGCAACTCGTCGAAGTTCACTTCCTTGCCCTTGGCGCGAAGCTTATCGGCGCGTTTCGTGGCGGCGTCCAATTGCGCCTTCTGCGAGGATGGCAATCCCCAGCGAACCTTAACCAGCTCGCGGCCGGCGGCCGTGTTCCGCACGATCGGTCCCATTTGATCCGGATAAAGATCCAACTCCGGTTCAAGATTGCCGATGCTGTCGATCATCGCCCGGCTGATCTGGCGGATCGCTTCCTGATTGCTCGTCAGATTGTAAAGATTGCACATGTTGGTTCCCCCTAATCCCGAGGTGGCGAACGGACGATGATCTTTGCCGTGCCTTTCATGCCGCACTTCTTGCAGACAAGCTTCCGAACCGCATCCGCGATCATGGCATCCTTCCCAACTGACCGCTCAAGCCGTTCTCGATCAGCCTCGCTTTTTCGTCCGCAATTGCAATGCACGTAGAGCCTATGCCATCGGCTCAAGTCGGAAAAGCGGAGTTCGTTCTCTTTCCGCTCTCGCGGGTTGATGTAGCCCATCATTTGGGCCCACTCCTGCGGCGAATGATGATAGTGCAGCCTGCAGCGGTCATAGAAGCTGTTTTCCGTGCGCTTGCACCCGAAAGACCTGGCGATCGGCATAAGGATGGAAGGCATTTCGACCTCGCCGTATTCGGCCAGCAGGGCGTCGCCATCCAAATTTTTCAGCAGCTCGCAATCCTCGCATATGACGGCGACCTTATCGCCTTTGTATTCCGCCAGCCTCGTGCGTACCGTCATCGGCTTAATCCGGTTCGTAGACGGGCCTGAAACCTCTGGTGAAGCCGTTACACATGGCTGCCTCGGTCAATGCAAGCTGCCCGCGAACGAACTGCAGCATGTCCAGCGCGGCGGCGATCGTCGCACGGGCATCGCCGCCATATAAGGCAAGCGCTGCATCCACCGGATCAAGTTCAGGTTCTTCAATGGCGATCGGCTCGGCAGTCATAGTCACACGTCCTCATTCCGCCACATCGCTGCAGCGGTTCAGCATCAAAAATATCGGTCTATCTCAGGCGGCGTTCAGGTCGGCGATTTCGCCGTGCTTCGCCAGAAGGCGAGGTGATGACATATCGCCGCTCTCCTCGTCGACCATGACGGCATAAGCCGCAACGCCGACGAAGCGGGAAGCCATGGAAGCCGCGATCTTCTCTGCCGACGCTACGCTCGAAGCTGGGCGCATCTCGCCCGGCACTAGGTTTCCGCGGTTCTTGCGATAAGGCAGGATAATGAATTTCTCGGCGGTACTCATGGCGTCTTCCTCAATTTGTTCTATAAATGTTCTCATTTTAAGGAAGAGTCAAGCGAGCGATTTACGCGGGCCGCGTCAACAATCAAGACGAGTGCGGGGAAAGTAACGAGGTTATCTTGCTTAGGGCGA